AACCCCACCAGGAGTACGGCGACTTGCGGCGCGATCGTAGGGGAGGCGATCTTCGCCCGCCAATACCTGGCCGACACGGAAGCGAACGTGCGAAGCGCGGCCTTGTCATCGTTCACGGTGAACGGCGTGATCCGCTCCACCCAGTCCGTTCCGTTGTCCGAACTCTCCACGGAGACAAGCGCCGCCCCGGTTCCGAAATTGTGCCCGGCGAAGGCGATGCAGTCGGCGCTTTTCGCCGACCCGCAATCGACGCTGAGGTATTTCGTCCCGACGCTCGCAGCCTTCCAGGAGGTAAACGTCTTGTAATCCCGGATGAAAAGGACGTTGTAACCGGTGGCTGTGTCCGTGGCCGTGGGCGTACCGCCCAAGAACCGGTTGTCCGCCAGGATGATCGGCTCCATCATTTAAACCCCGTCATCCCAGGCCTTCTGGAGCGGGACTGCGATCTGACGGGCGAACTTATCAAGCGCCCCTTCATCGAAGATCCCATCGCCGTAAAGATGGACATTGATGACCGGCGAGGGCCTGATAGACTCCTTCGCCGGTTCCGGCGCCTCCGCGCCCCTGGGGGAGGGAAAGGAGGGAATCGAGCCGCCACCGCCAACGCCCGCCGGAGCAGCCGCCGATACCCCGCCGGCGCCCCCGGGCCTCATCGCCGCGATCGCCTTGACCTGCGCCATGCCGAACGCGATCGCTGCAGCCGCAGCCGCCGCCCCCAGCGCCGGCCCGACGATCGGGATTCCCGCAAGGGCAGAATAGGACGCAACGGCGGCTTTGTAGGTGTCGATGGTTGTCTCGGCGATCCGAAACATCTGCATCGCCTTGAAGGCCGCCTTGTTCTGATTCCCCGAGAGGGCGTAAAAAGACTGCGCCATCCCGCCGAGCATCCTGAAGGTGGCAGAGGCCATCGTCAGTTTCTGCTGCTGGACCATCTGCTCTTGCATCAGGTCATACTGCCGGTATTCGTCCCTAAGCTGCGCTTCCGTCGCTCCGAGCTCGATCATGCGCATGATCTTCTCGTCCTGGATCGCAGACCAGCGATCGAAATCCTGCCTGTAAGGGTCGACCCCTGCTTCGACCTGCGCAAAGATGCCAACGGCTGCCCCCGCAGTCCCCGCGCCGATTTTATTCAAGGCATCCTGCGCATACCCGATCCTTATCTCCGCCGCCACATCCCGCTGCTGCGTTTTCAGCCCCGTGATCTCCCGCTCCAGTTCCACGCGGCGGGCATCCAGGTCGGTAACTTCCCGCGTCTTGATCGCCTCGATTTCCAGTTCAAGACTTCGCCATTCGCGCATGATTTCAAGGGTTTTCTCGAACGTCGTGTTCTCCGTGATGCTGCTGACAAGAGCACTCTGGCGGAGTTCAAGTATTTCGCGTTCCCCGGCAGCCCGGGCGCGGATCAAGGTGCTTTGTTCCGCTCCCATTGCCTCTCCGATCGCACGCTCCCGATCCATCCTAAGACGCACCGCCTGCTCGTCCCGGGCGAGCTGCTCGTCGATGCGGGTCTGTTCCGCCTTGATCCTTTCATCGTTTAATCTCTTCTGCTCCGCGATGTAAAAATCGGATATCTTCGATGCCCGTTTTCCCTCCGCGTCGGCGAGCTTCGCCTTGTAGAGGGCGTTGAACGCAGCCCGCTCCCGTTCGCCGGCCCGCAGTTCGTCCAACTTCTCGAGCTGCTCGTTCTTCCACTTCTCAATATTGGCGATTTCGCGGTCGAGTTCGGCGGTCTGGATTATCGAACGCTCGTCGTTGTACCGGCGAAACAGATCGTTCAGTTGTTCCAGCCGCTTCCGGTTATCATCGATATCACTCCGCGTCCCCGGCAAACCTCCTCCGACTCCCAGCGCCCCAAGGTTGCGAAGTTGGTCTAGGGCCCCCTTCATGTTCTGTACCGCCTGCTCCCCTTGCTTGGCCGCGTTGGAATACATCTTGTCGGCCCATCGATTAAGATCTGCGGCCTTGTCCTTCGTGATGCCGAGCCCGTCAGTCAGCAGGGCGAGCGTAGCGGCAACCGTGCCGATCGCCCCCGCAAGGCCGTAAGCCATCGTCAGCGCAACGTTGAACACCGCCATAAAGGGCTGGCCCACGAGGAGAAGCAATTGACCCATGAAGTATTTCGCCTGGTTGATGGAGTTCGTGAATCGCTCCATGCGGTCGGCGGCGGAATCCACCGTTCCCCCAAGCTCTCTTTGCCGGCGCTCCGCCTCCTCGGCCACGAGGGTAAAGAGCGCCTGCGCCTTCTCCGCCTTCGACATCGTGGCGGCCTGCTTGCCGAGTGCCGCCTCAAGGTCGATGGTGGCTCCGAACATCTTCACGACCCCACGCTCCCGGGCCGCGGTGATCGCCTGTTCCATCGACCGGAATGCCTGACCTACCGTCATTGTCTCGGCGGCGGTCTCCTGCGCGGTCTCTGCCCACGACGCCATCCGTGCGATCTGATCGGGAGCAAATCCCTTCGCCAGGGCATCGACGGCCACTTCGGCGGCATCCCGCATACCGATCAGCCCGCGGGAGTTCCGCCCGATCGCCCCCGTCAGGTCGTCCGCGCTCATGCCGTATTGCTGCGTCAGTCGGTTGAGCGTATCCATCCGTTCTTCGAGCTTTGCCGCCTGCTCCATCCAGCCCCACATCTTCTGCAGGGCGAGATAGGCCCCGGTGATCCCGGCGGTGACGGCAATCCAGTTCTTCCGGAAGGATTCCGTGAGGGAGAGAGTTCGCTGGTCGAGGCTCCCCAAGGCCCCCTCGACCCCTTTCAGGCCGGAGATCGCGGCGCTGCCGTCTGCGCGGATCAGGATCTTGATTTCGCGGGTCTCATTTGCCATCGGGAACGACTGCCTCCAGCTCTGTCTTTAAGTCTCCGAGATCCATCCATTCCTCTATCGAAAGATCGTCCTGCGTGAAGGGAAAACCGCCGCGCTGCAGCCGATACAGAAAAAAGATGTGGGTAAACCATGGCGACGGGACGTAGGGCTCCCGCCTGGGGCAGGTGGCGCAGACTTCTTTGAGCTTGGGGCCGCACCCCTTGGCGCACTCTTTCTTACGCTGCGGGGTGCAGTTATCCCGAAGCCGCTTTAGCTCTTCGCCAAAGGGAGTGCTTCTTCGATGACCTCTCCGTCCTTCTCACCCTCGAAGCTTAAAGCCCCGTCTCCGTTGTCCATCCGGACCCCGTCGAAGGCGACCTGTGCCACCAAAGTCACGATGTCCGAGGCCGTCTCGGCCAGGAGCATTTTCCAGTCCTGCCGAAAGTGCGGGGAGACAGGGTCGGCGGAGATCGGCTGCCCATCGTAACCGAAGACACCCTCGTCGAACCCGGTGATGATCTCCAGACCGTATTTCAGGGCCGGATCGAAGGTGTTCATTACGACCTTGTTCCCTTGGCGGCGAATGGATGCCTGCCGGTAGCCCTTGACCTGGGCGGCAGTCGGAGTCGCGTAGTAGACCCCGATCTTCGTCCCGCTGACGGTGTCGTTGAATACAACTCTATTTCGGTCCGATTTCTTCAGGTCTCGCATGGATCCTCCAATGCCAGAGTTTTCGGTTCAGATGAAGAGCAAGCTGACCTCGTCGTTGCCTGCGTCCGGGGTGAAGATGAGTGGCGTGGAGTAGATGAGCAGACTTTCCCGATCGGCATACTTCACCGAATCGAGCATGACCTTCGGCCCCGAGATGACACACTTGTTCCCCGCCGTCGCCCCGAAGGTGATGGTGAGGATCGCGCGAGTCGAATTCGACCAGAGGTTCCAGGGATTCCAGGCGGACAGAGCCACCGCCTCGGGGTCGATTTCTCCCTTCACTGCCCTCTCCTTGATGAAGTAGGACAAGATCCCCGTGGCCGCGTTTACCGATGGACGCTTGGCGATCTCGTTGCCCAGATCGACCTTGAAGTTCTCGATTATGGCGGCGTAGGCCCCGAGCGCAAAGGACGCGGAGACGAGCTTCGGGGGAAGGGTCGCGTTGAAGGTCGCAGCGGGGATGTTCTCATCGACCGGGCCGGCGTAGATCCCCGTGAACTCGAACTTGATCTTGCCGTATTCGGCGGCCTTCCCCTCGAGCGACCAATTTCCCCGGCACCCGACGATCTTGTGGGCGATGTTGTGCTGGTAGAAGTAGATCGTGACCGAGTCCTGATCGGACTCGAGGTCCGAGTTGGGATCGTACTTGTCCGACGTGGCCGGCACGTTCGTATACGTCATCCCGCAGGCCTCGAGCAGCGGCCCGATCTCCGGGGGGGTGCCGGCCGTCCCGCTCCCTTTGAGCTCCGTTGTGATGGAGATTTTGACCCCATCCCCGACGTTGATCGGCGCAAGCGTGCCGAAGTAGGACTTGACGTTGTTCCGTTCGAGCTTTCTCCCCAGGACCTCGATCTCCGGCGCCTCGCACAGGATGGCGTTGGAGGCCGGTAACGGTGTCGGGTCGGTCCCGTAGGTGACTTCCTTTTCTGCCAGGATGACGGCGCGTGTCTTAAGCATTCTCCTTACCTCCTACGGCGACCCGAGCGGGTGCCGGTAATCGATCCGGTACTCCTGCTGGAACCCACCGATTCCGCGACCTGGATCCACGGCCAGGGGATCCGAGCTTTCCCGATAGCAGTTGAGTGCATTCCCACCGCGATAGATGTCCGCGGCCATCGCTTGATGAACCAAAGCATGGAAACTTTCCACATCCGTGTCCTTGCACCACACCTCGACGACGACCGTCCATGCCCAGGCCTCGTGCTCCGTGGATCCGGGGATCTTGCGCTCCGGCCCCTGGAGGACGAAGGCCGCCGGCAGCGTCAGGCTGTCGAGATCGACGTACTCCACCTTCCCGGTCGTGACGGTCCCGATCCTGGAAATGGCGGCAATGACAGTCCCGATGTTGGAGAGAATATTGCTCCGTACGCTCATTCGTACCTCTTGCCCAGATACAGGGTCGCCCACCCGGTCTCATCTATCTCGACCTTGAGGATCCGGTAGGTGACGCCGTCCACCTCGAGCGTGTCGTTGAGTTTCGCGCCTTCGACGTCGGAGGCCTTGCAGCCGGCCTTGGCGGCCACCGCCTGCGGGAGGATGTCCCCGCCCAAGGAGAGATCCTCGGGATCGAGGGTGAAGACCACGCGGACCGTACGGGCGAGTTCCCCTTCCGGCGTGTAGATTGCGTCCCGGCCGGCGAAGTCGTCGGCAAGAAGCGCGTCGTGGTCGAAGTCGAAGGCCATAAGCCCCCCGGAAGAGAAAGGGGAGGGGCGACAAAACCGCCCCTCCGGTTGCCGGTCAGCGCGGGATTACGTGTGGATGTTGCTGAGCAGGTACCCCGCCCCGGTGAACACGAACGCCTCGTCCGTATACTGCCGGACCCGGTAGATGTCGCTGCGGGTCTGCTCCTCCCGGTAGGACTCGGTCACGACGTTCTGGGGTGAGTCCGCCGTCCACAGGAAGGTCCTCCCCAGACACGGCTCCCTAAGATCCGGGCCGCCCGTGGACACGGCGGCAAGCAGCGCGTACTCGTCGTCCCAAAGATCCGCGGCGGAGATGGACTTGCCCTTCTTCGCCGTGTCCTTGATCGCCCCGCCGACGAGGATCCGGTCGATGTCGAGGAAGAGGGCGAGGAGACGCTTTTTCGCCTCGAACGCCGCGGTCTCGAAGGGGCTCGTGTACCGGAAGGCGTCGGTCACCTGCTTGGCGAGCATCAGCTTGTTGAACACCTTCTCGCTGATGGCGAGGATGTTGGGTTTGGGCTGCCCGGCGGCCCGCATCGCCTCCTTCGCCGCGGCGACGTCCTCCCGGGGCGTGCAGGTGGCCGAGGTGTCCCACTCGATCGCCACCGCGCTGGTCTGGGTGATGTTGGCGGGGTTGAAGAGCTTGGCGGCCACCCGGGCCTCCTGCGAGCGGAGCACGATGTCCACAGACCTTTTGGTGGCCACCTCCTCCGCGTCGAAGAACCGCCGGTAGAGCTTGCGCTCCACGTCGTCGACGGGCTCCTCCCAGCCGTTCTCCTTGCAGGCATACGTCCCGGTCTCGAACTCGTAGTCGCCCCGGTTGTACGCCCCGCGGGGAGCCCGGGCCGTGCTCTGGAGCTTAAGCAAGGCCTCGAACGGGATGACGGGATAGTCCGCGGACTGCTCCTGGACCTCGAAGGTGGGGAGCAGGTCCAGGCAGATGAACCCCCGGTTGGGTGCGTCGAGCAGGTATTCGTAGGCGATCGCCCCGAGATCGGGGCGCTGGATCGCCGTTGTGCTGGTCGGTCTGGGCATTTCCTTGTCCTCCTTCTTCGAAAATAAAAAAGCCCGCTGGAAAGCGGGCCCGTCAGGCGTTTTGGGTTACTTGTCCCGGTTGTGAGGTCAGGGATGGTCGATGATCCTCACGATATCCCCGTCGGCGGTGGCCGCCTCGACGGCGTA